GAAACTCAACTCATTATCGTTAATTTTCATATGCCGTGTCTCTGAACAACACTTCGGACAACGACAGAATTTCTCATGCTTGTCCTTTGAGAACGACATAACAACAACCATAGACGTATAACACCTTTTACAAATCACCATATGTATATCCTTTCTTTACAAATCAAACAGCTCGTTCATTACTCGTGGTTCATATGTACGCTTATCCATTTTCGACATGGTTTCCAAAATCTCATTTGTAACTGTATCAGAAATCTTTTTATCAAGAATAATGTTAAGAATTTGTATCTCATTTTTGATACTTCTTCTTTTTATTCTCCGTTCCTTTATCATCTTATATGCTTTCCATCCTTGTGCTGCATTAAGATTGCAAAATTCTATATAATGATTGATATCGGATAATTCCCTGTCTACAAAGCTAAGTTCTTCACACAATTCTTCTTTTCTATGTAATGCATCTGTTGCTAATCCATTAAGATCAGTTATTTTGTCAATCCATTTCTGGATATTTTCAGCAACCATAACTTTTTCGGTATTATTTTCCACTTCTGATTGTGTAATCTGCTTTACATTATCGGGTGGGGTATCAATTTTCTGGATATGAAATACTGATTTCAAGGCTTTGGGTAGCGAGTTATTATATAGATTATTGGCTGCTTTATTTGAAAATGTATCAGCCAATGCCTCGCAAGATGTTGGAACATATTTACCATTACGATTTCTCATAATCCAACGAGAACCGTCTGTAATTACATATTGTGCCAACGTAATCATCTCCTCTCTTTGTTTGATTTAGCAATGGATCATCAGAGACTTGAACTCTGAGCCTTTCGGTTATGAGCCGAATGCACTAACCAATTGTGCTAATGATCCAAGTCGCTGACACTATCGCAAGTTTATCAGGAAGTTCTATAGTATCAGCTTGTAATCCGTTAGTGGATCAGGCTATGGTAGAACTATAGCAACTACACATTTTGCTCTTACAATGATTAATTCTTGCGTTCTGCGATAGAATCCGGTCTGGAAGTATCGCATAGCAGGGCATATCAGATTCGAACTGACAAATTTCGCAGTCAAAGTGCGATGCCTTACCGCTTGGCGAATGCCCTATAATATTATTTCCATATTTAATTGTGTAACTTAGGAATTTTAATTGCAGAAAACGCTTGAAGCTTGACTTTCTTTCGAAATATATGTAAAATAAATTCAAGCGATATTTCGCTTCTGCAATGGCTTAATGCTGTTGTATGTATTTGGTTTGATAGAGTCAAGTAGAAAGCTGTTGGCGCAGCGTTTGAATCGCTTGGCTCTATCTTTTTTATTATTTACGAAAATTATAATACTCCAAACATTTGTTCTTGTCAACGCATTTCCAGAACATTCGTTCGAGATTTGTTCGTTTAATATTTTCCTTGAATGAAAAACTAAAACCCAACTGAAAATACGTCTAATAATCAAAATTCTGTTCTGAGGTCAAATAAAGCCCTAATAATGGATGTTCAAATTCAAATATCATGCTATAATTAAGGCATTCCAGATAGCAGGTATATATTTGTTTGCATGATTAACAGACGGCTGGCTACTTGTTATGCAAAAGTAAATGCGACCCGTCTATTTAATACCTATTGACAAATCGATTACTATCTGCAGCTTCGGTCTAATTACTTTTTAACGAATAAATCTGGCATTAAATGCACTTCATCTGGCGGGATGAGGTGCATTTTTAATAATGACATTAATGCTTTGAAATCTTCATCATCCTCTTCTACGAGCTCGTATGGACTTTTATTTCCAAGTCCAGGACGTTTTACACTATTGATATGATTCATTAATAAAGTCATATCTTCTTGCGTGTATGGGTTTAAGCTTTTTCCTTTTGGCACGGCATAACGAATAAATTCATGATTCTTCTCGATACACCCTTTTTGCCATGAAGCCATTGGATCACAGTAATAAAGGCTTGTTCTATAAACTAGGAAGCCATCCTCATCCAGCGTAAGTTCTAACTCATCTACCTTCTTGAATTCGCTGCCGTTGTCAGTCAATATAACCGGAAACAACCGTCTAAAAACATCTATTCCCAATCCTGTCTCGAGATAGTCCAGAACCCTTTTTACGGATTCTGCTTTTCCATCTGGCATCAGGAATAGTAGCATTACGTTGTTCTTTCTAAAGATCATTGTAAGCAAACGCTTTCCAGATTCTCTAACGCCTTTTACAGTATCCATTTCTGTTACTTCATCTTCTGAATATTTGAATTTCATCGCATACTCAAAATCCTCATATGTCCTACACTGTCTATACTCCATTGAGTGAAATCCATTGATATCGTTGTACTTTTTCTTTCGTGGTTTGTAGCCTGTCTTTCTTCTTAAATCTATGTTTTTAATAGATAAGGCACCTTCATCGATATAGTTATAAAGTGTTCTCAAACACACTGGCATTTCATTTTCATGTTCTGCATATATGTGTGTTAAAGGCTGGCCTTTCTTAACAAGTCGAGTCACAAGTTCATCCAATTCTACCTTCTTTTCATCAGAAAGTCTAACTCCTTGTCGACTCTCCGATCTACGACGAGTTACAGCTGCATCAGCGAATTTCGCACTGTAAATATACTTATCTTTGTTGCAAAGCTTTTTATCCTTACAGTTATTACAAACATACGGAGGCGAATCAAACTTATGGCAAGCAACTGATACATATCTATCGCATACCTTGGTACAATCCACTTCTCTGCAAAGTCTACACTTTGTATTACAGGCTTCTTCATCACAGCCGCACAAATTCCTTACTGTGCATTGTCTTGCCATGCGGCAATCTTTTCCATTCGGGTAATTACCTTTAATGAAGGTTCTGTTTTCTTTAACTTCATGTGCAATAGTAGATGGATGTCTGCGAAGTCTTTTTGCTATTTTTTTGAATGACTCCCCGATGCATATCCCAGTTTCTATTGCTATTCGATCTGACAGGTCCATTTGTCCGCTAGCATTGTAATAATTCATATCTGCTCCTTTC